TTGATTTCTGTAATTGAAGATCAACATTTGAACCACCAGTAGCCTTTGCCTTTTCATGACCACGATCAGGAACATTACTGATTACATCAACACCATAAACAGTTCGGCCCTTGTAATCTTTCATGTCATTTTTCAATGCAACTTGTTCAACTGAAGGCATAGAGTCAGATGACAGTTTCGTAACTATATTCTTCGTGGTAAATTGGTCTTCCATTGTTATGAGTTTTTGTGATAAAATTTTAATTCTATCCAATAAAAGTTCTTTTGTATAATCAGAATTGGCAAATGGCAGATATCCAGGCACCTTGTCCCATTTTACATGTTTCCCATTTTCATCCTTGACAGACACCTTCGCATTTGGATCATCATTACACGCTTTACTAGCCAGCAAATATTGTGCAACAAACTCTGCTTCCTTTTCTATCTTCCAATTTGGTAAAGTTATCTTTTGAAATTTCTTAGGATTGTCCATTGCATATCTTAGCATAATGTAATTACGAACTAATATATGCGTGACATTGGGAGTTTTAGGAGCAGCAGAAGCATACTCTCTTAAATATTCCTTCAAAGAGGCAACTATCTTCTTTGAAATAGTGTTTCCATCTTCACCCTTAAAAAACTGTGACTGCATATTGGTGCTGTCTTTCTTTGGCTGAAATCCTGTTTTCATCCAAATTAAAAGTTCAGAGATAAATCTTTCATATCCGTCTACTTCTAAATCGTATAAAGCATTGGTGATTTTATCAAAAACATTATCAACAACAAAGTTATCTTCTCCACTATCGGAATCTGTTTCATCATCCACAAGAACTGCACTAATTTGTTTTCTGAAAGCAGAAAAAGTGTTATCAGTAAGCATTCTTTGCCACTCAATCCACGCAACATTACTGTTCTTTGCGATAAGAGCTTTTATGAGAGATTTAATATCCCCCTTCACAGCAACATGCAAATAAACTTCAATATTGTCAAAAAACTTTTTTATTCCATCTGGTAAATTTTTATATCGTTTACCAGCAAGAGAATATCTCTCTCCTGTTGATGTATCCACAGCAACAAGAGGATCAGCAGGAAGAGCAAACTTATTGTCTATGAATGGAATGATTGCCAAGAACAAACGATTTTGACCGTCCAGAAGATATAGCTTAACACCATCTGCCATATCTTCTTTGATATCTTCGATAGTTTCTTCAATATACTCTCGCAAAGATTCTTCACTAGCATCATGAGCTTCTTCTATTAACGACTCAAGAACAAGGTCAGCTGGTGCAAGCATGAAAGAATCTGTATCAGCTGTACCCTTCAGTAAGGAATAGATGAACTCCTTAGCACGCAGTTGATCATTTTCCTTCCACTTCTTCGCTTGTAGTTTTCTTTGCAGCATCCCTCGGCGAACACCGATTTTTGGTTGCTTTCTCTTACCTTTACTCCCATCAAAGTAAAGTATTCTTACTGGCTGTGTCGTGTTTTGAAATTTTACAGCATTTTCTATAACGATATTTAAAGCTGTCATCGTTTCCCCTTTTACTGGCAGGGAAGCCATTTTTTGTTTTGACATTTTATGTCTCCTGTTATGTTTCTGTCAATTTTAAGTTAGTGTCGCTTGACAGAGTTGTACGACATTTGATATTCTCTAATACTAAAGGATTAGCTTATATAAGTCAACTCCCTTTTGCCTTTTTCCATACATTTCCTAGCATATTACCTTTACTCCATGTAATATACCCTACTTTCTCCATACCCACTTTTTTGTAGAACTTATTTGCAGGCACGTTTTCAGCTCGTACTGTAAGATATACATTAGATTTTACATGGTCAAAATATTCCTGTATAACTTTTACAGCTTCCCCTGTTCCTTTATTCTTTGCGACAATCTGGTGAATAATATAGTCACCTATTTCTGTGGTCACATCCGTATCCCTACCGATAGGCCCTGTACGTTTGTATTTCTGTTGTGTGATAAGAACATTGTCTTGTATAATAACCTGACCCCACTCTAGTCTGTTTCTTACATGTGATTTGCGTACATGGGGAAACCATTCTTTATTAGTATCAAAGAACTCCCAAGCTACATCGAAATCATCTGGTGTGGCATAAATCATAGAAAATCTTCTAGTGTGCCACGTTTGGTAGCTGCAAATAAATCCACAGAAGTATCACGGGCAAATGTCCACACATTTTCAATATAAGATTTGTCCATAAACTCATCCATTGCAGACTTGTCAAAATTACCTTCCTCGTCTGAAAACACAGACTTGCCCTGTGGACGTTGCATTATTCTCATTCCAATTTGACCAAGAAACGAACCCCTAAGAGAATCTACAAGTTCGTCACCACTTCTATATCGTTTGCCTTTTACCTTTGGATCAAGTATGTTAATCATCATCACACCACGATCACTTAGTGATTTAAAGCTGTTATGTGCTACAGGAAGATAAAAGTTGTCTCTCCATGAGTCGTATTCATTAAACTTAAACCAAGATTGATTCTCCTCGCCAGGTTGATTTTTACCATAGAGCTCCGTGGCCCAATAAGGTGGACTAGAAAATGAAACATCCACGTTATTTATTTTCTCCCAAGGTAAATCCTCTGCACCACAATTGTAAATCTGAACAGTTTTCTTACCGCCAGTGAGTTTATCATAAAACTCAATCATCTCTTTGTATCGTGCGAATGTTTTTGGATTAGGATCACAGCCGATATAGTGTGTAGCATTAGAAGCATAGAAACCTGTAAGTCGATCACCCCAACCCATAGATGTATCAAGTACAGTTTTTGCATTTGTCATTTCATAGATAACTTTAGCAACAATGGGTTTGAACTGTGTGGCGATATATGTACCCAAACGGAAACTCATTGTGTATGTTCGTGGTGCTAGTTCTTGGTGATCATTCACACCACGAAAAATAGGCCCAAATGCACCCCAAAGATTATCACCATCATTCCATCTTGTCACTGGAGCTTTGTATCCGTAAGAACCACATTGCATACGCAAATCATTCATGAAAGAATCACTTACATAATTGAATGTGGGCGGTGCTTGTATCACTCCAAGCCCATATTCACTGTAAGGATATTTGTAATCATCATATTTTTCAATAACTTCTTTTTCAGAGGACATAATATAGTTCGTCCAATCAGCCTTCTTCAGTTTATGAAAAGTCTTGATTACCTTATTCTGATCAAATTCATGCAGAGGATATGGTGGTTTCTCTTGAGTAATAAAATCTGCGAGAGCTCTGCGAAAGTCTTCTTTTCCATATTTCTCTATCGTGTCGAGAAATAACGGACGGCTCATCACTGGAAGACCAGTGCTGTCAGCACACTTATGTAGCAAATCATATAGTTCCATTACAAAAAGTCCAACAAATTTCCTTGTGTTCCGTAACTATTATCAATCGACCAATTCATCTTTTCAGTTATAAACTTCAACGGTTCCACAAAGCTCTTTTCGAATTGTATATCATAGTCGATATTATCAATAATGTCAAGTTCCTTCGGAACATTTGTCATAAACGAAAATGCGGTAGAGACATACACATTTGGTTGTTTCAAATGTAAAAACTTAATCTTGTCTCCCTCTTGAATGTTTGGGTATTTGTTTTGTAATTTATTTTTCTTGATTAGATAATTGTATAGTATAGCTCCCTTGACATGGATGGGAGCCCCAGACTTGAATAGTTGAGATTCACCACGAAACTTTTGTACACCATTACAACTTCTAGGATATGCAATCAACTCTGGATCAAGTTTCATAAAGTCCTCACGAAAGTCCTGTATAAATTCGTTGAGACTTTTCTCATCACCGTTCATAATGATAGGCAGAGCCTCTTTAATCTTCTCTCGACAAGCCGCAGGCGTAGATGATTTAACAGCTTCAACACCCATAATTTTCATCTTAGGTTCTTTATACCTTACACCTTCGCTGTCCCAGACATTGAGAATGTATCGTTTCTTGGCCGTCCAGATACCCTTATCAGCAATCACCTCTCTTGCCATTACCATCTTCTGTTCGTATGCGTTCATCTCCCGAGCAAGATGTTGATAGCTTTTATCAATAAAAGGTTCCAGCTTCTCATTTGCAATTTTGTCCAAGAAGTTGACGATTTTCTCAGTAGAGCCTCCCTTCGGAAACAACTTATCCACCAACTTGTCAAAAGTAATATATACCGAATCTGTATCGCTTGCAATAACGTAGTCCAAGTTGTCAGTTTCCAAGATTTTGTTAAGATAAATGTTAAGACTTTTTTCAATCCAACGTATAGATAATTGACCAGAGGTTGTGATTGCCGTAGCAACCAGCAAATCAAAGTAACGAAACCAATTATTACCGATAGCACCATACGCCGAGTTAAGAGAAATCTTCTTCGCCATTTGGATATTGTTGAATCTTGAGATATCCTTGAGAAGAGACTTGTTCTTCGTATTCTCAAATTCTTGTTGAGCCTCAAGCATAAGTTTTTTATATTTGACACGATCATTGTACATATTCTCCATTAATTCAGGCAGAAACCCTTTCACATCTTTTCGAAAGAAGGCTCCATTCGGAGTCATGCAATGTTTTGTATCGTTCTTAACTTTGCCATCTAGAATCTTATTTACAAGCTCCTTCTCGATATCTGCGCCACTGTTCACCAAAGTTTCTGGTGAGATATTGTATTGCATAATTAGATGTGGATATAGTGAATTCAGATCAAAAGACATAACCCATTTGTGCATACCCACTTGTGGGTCTTTCACATAGGCTCCTTCAAACTGTTCTACCTTTTCGTGATCTTTCTTTTGTGGTATCACAACATTTTTAGCTCGCAAATGGTTATATATTAAAATGTCCCAATAACGAACTGTTCCTAGAACATCTGTGTAATTAACTTTGGCTTCATATGCCATAGTCAAACACAGTTCAATCAGACGCATCTTGTCTTCTAGTTTATCAACTAGTTCAACGTCCTGTATGTTATACTCAATAAAAGATTGGTAGTCTTTTGTGTACCACTCTCTAAACGTATCAAACGGATTACCGTCTTTCTGTTCACCAAGTTCTACCTTTGCGATATGATCCAGACGATATGACTCCTGAGCACTGTATGTAAATTTACGATACAGGTCAAAGTAATCTAGATGAGCAACACCTTGTATGTTGTAGGTTTGGTGTTGACGACCCATCTTGTAAAGTTCTCGTTCAATAACCTTACCCCATGGCGAGAGTTTCTTGAGAAAGTCTTCACCAAATAATTGCTTCATGCGATTGCAGAGATAGGGAATATCAAAAAACTCTGTGTTCCAACCAGTAACAATATCAGGCAAACAACGAGCCCATTCATCAGAGAATTTTATCAACAAGTCAGCTTCATCTTTGCATTGAATATAAGTTACATCATCACGATAGTTTTGAAACTCATGAAGACCCCACACAAGAGTCTGTTTGTTCTGGTGGTTCTTCATAGTGATGGATAACATCGACTCAGCAGCTTCCTTAACAGAAGGGAAACCATTTTCACACTCAACCTCAATGTCCAGTGTAGCGATTAGAAGTTTATCTTTATCCCATTGAACACGTTTAGGATACATATCAGAAATATAGGTGTAGGCATATTGCGTATTGCCATAGACTATACCTTGATCTTTTCTACTTTCATACCAATCTTTGGCATCCTTAATAGAATCAAATTGATGAGGTAAAACATGTTTACCATCAAGAGTAACATAGCCTGTCTTCTTATTACAAAGATCAAATAATGTGGGGAGATATTGGACACGTTTCTTTATGCGTTGGCCTTTTTCATCGACCTCTCGCACAAGGAGACTGTTACCAAATTGAAGTACGTTGGTATAAAAAGTCATAGATTAGTTATATCATAGTGTTTGTTAAAAATCAAGTTACTTTTGTTTCTGGTGGAGATGTTAATGTCCTAGCATCATTATTATCGCC